TGGAGATCAGCGAGATGAAGGGCATGAAAAAGATGGACGTGGAGAGCATCAAGGCCTTCGTCAGCCGCCAGGAGGACATCTACCGCCCCGCCTACGCCCGCAACACCGAGCGGCGCCCGCGCCAGTGCGTGTTCTTTGGAACCGTGAACGACCTCTCCGGCTACCTGAAGGACATCACCGGCAACCGGCGGTTCTGGCCCATCGAGATCTCGGGGAAGTCGGCACGGCACCCGTGGGATCTGAAAAAGGATGAGATCGAGCAGATCTGGGCGGAGGTGCTGTTCCGCTACGGCGCGCTTGGGGAAAGGTCGCTGATCCTGACGCCGGAGGCCGAGCGGATCGCCGTGCAGAAGCAGACGGAGGCGCTGGAGGCCGACGACCGGGAGGGCATGGTGGAGGCCTATCTGGAGACGCTGCTGCCCGACGACTGGAGCCACCGCGACCTGGACGAGAGGCTGGAATACCTGAGCGGCAGCGGACGGTATGAGCCGGACGGCAAGCCCGTGGAGGGGACGAAGCGCAGGGAGGAAGTGACCAATTTGGAGATATGGTGCGAGTGCTTCAGGGAGGCGGCGAAGAAGATCCAGCCGAGGGATTCTTACCAGATCGCGGGGATATTGAAAAGGCTGGGGTGGGAGAGGCAAAGGAAGGCGAAACGGGTGCCGATTTACGGGCTTCAGAGGGTTTACAAGCGGGTGTGACAACCGTTACAACCTCAAAAGTTGTAACAGGGCTGAGCGTTACAACTCATAGAGTTGTAACAGGGTTGTAACGGGGTGAGAGCCATTGGAAAATCGAGGTTTTGGTGGCGTTCTGTTACAAGTTACAACTTTTTCTATATAAAACACTTTTTTGTAATCAGGCGTAAAAACACGTAAAAACGCGCCTGAAACGCGAGAATGTACATACGCACGTATGCGCGCGCGTGCGCGCGCGAGGGAAGGGGTGCCCTATCGGCCCTTCGGGCCACTTCCCCACTGCGGTGGGGAAGCAAGGAGGGGCGCGGTGCCCTATCGGCCCTTCGGGCCACTTCCCCATTGAGATGGGGAAGCTGAGAGAGGGGGAATCATTTTGAGGGAATCGACGATTGAGAGGAAGCTGCGGCAGGCCCTGGGGCGCATGGGGTGCCTGTTTTACAAATTCGTGAGCCCCGGCAACAACGGCGTGCCGGACAGGATCGTGATCACACCCGGCGGGCGCGTGGTGTTCGTGGAGCTGAAGACCGAGCGCGGGAAGCTGTCGCCGGTGCAGCTTCGGCAGATCAAGCGGCTGGAGGATCACCGGGCGGCGGTGTTCGTGGTATACGGCGAGGAGCACATCGACGCGCTGCTGGACTGGATCCGGCAGCGGGAAGGGAGGTGAGGCCTCGTGAAGTTCATTCCCCACGACTACCAGCGGCGGGCCATCGAGAAGATCATGGCGACGCCGGCGGTCGGCCTGTTCCTGCAGATGGGCCTGGGCAAGACGGTGATCTCCCTGACGGCGGTGAAGCGGCTGATCTATGAGGAGTTCGAGGTGTCCCGGGTGCTGGTGATCGCGCCTTTGAAGGTGGCCGAGGACACCTGGAGCCGGGAGGGCGCGAAGTGGGACCACCTGAAGGGGCTGAAGATCGCGAAGATACTGGGCACGGCGAAGCAGCGGACGGCCGCGGCGGAATCGGACGCGGACATCTACGTGGTGAACCGGGAGAACGTGGCGTGGCTGGCGGGGCTGTATCCGGCGAAGCGGTGGCGGTGGGACATGGTGATCATCGACGAGCTGTCGAGCTTCAAGTCGAACCAGGCGGAGCGTTTCAAGGCGCTGCGGCGCGTGCGGCCCTTCATGCGGCGGGTGGTGGGCCTGACGGGCACGCCGAACCCGAACGGCTACATGGACCTGTGGGCGGAGATCTTCCTGCTGGACATGGGCGAGCGGCTGGGGCGGACGATCGGGAGCTACCGGCGCACGTACTTCCGGCCGGGGAAGGGCAACGGCTACGTGACCTATGAGTGGCTGCTGCTTCCCGAGGCGGACCGGGCGATACAGGCGAAGATCGCGGACATCACCGTGTCGATGCTGGCCGAGGATTACCTGAAGCTGCCCGAGCGGATCGACAACGAGGTGCGGGTGGCGCTGGGCCTGGAGGCCCGGGCGGCCTACCGGCGCATGGAGCGGGAGCGCGTGCTGGAGCTGGAGGGGGAGACCGTGACCGCGGCGACGGCGGCGGCGGTGATGGGAAAGCTTTTGCAGCTGTCGGGCGGCGCGGTGTACGACGACGAGGGCGGCTGGGCGGAGTTCCACGACGAGAAGACGAAGGCGCTGAAGGAGATCATCGACACGGCCGGCGGGCCGGTGCTGGTGTTCTACGGGTACCGGCACGAGCGGGAGAGGCTGCTTACTGACCTGGCGGCGCTGAGGCCCCGGGAGCTGAAGCGCGCGGAGGACATCACCGAATGGAACGAGGGAAAAATACCGGTGCTGATCGCGCACCCGGCGTCCATCGGCTACGGGCTGAACCTTCAGGCCGGGGGCCACGTGATCGTGTGGTATTCGCTGCCCTGGAGCCTGGAGCTGTACCAGCAGGCGAACGCCAGGTTGCACCGGCAGGGGCAGGGCGAGGCGGTGATCGTCAATCACCTGATCGCCGTGGGAACCGTGGACGAGCAGGTGATGAAGAGTTTGAAGGCCAAGGACACCGGACAGGCGGCGCTGATGGCGGCGCTGAAGGAGAGGATGGAGGAGGATGCGGGGACATGACTGCGAAGGAGTTTCTGAGGCGGGCGCGTAGCGTGGACAGGCGGATCGACGAGGCCACCGAGCGGGTGGAGCGGATCCGCGCCAGGCTGGAGGCAGGGCGGATGTCTTCCGTCACAGGGATGCCCCGGGGAGGCGCGCAGGACTGGACCGCGACCGCCGACAGGCTGATCGAGCTGGAGAAGGACGTGAACGCCAGGATCCGGGAGATGTGCAAGCTGAAGCGGTTGGCCCAGGAGGCCATCGACCGGGTGGAGGAGGCGCGGTTAAAAGAGGTGCTGGAGCTGTATTACATCGACGGGTACAGCTGGACACAGGTGGCGCAGCGGATGGAGCTGGATGTGCGCTGGGTGTACCGACTGCACGGGCGGGCGCTGCTGAAGGTGAGGGTGCCGGAGGAGGTGGAAGGATGAACGACGAGTGGTGGGAACGGGCGGATAAGGTGTTGAACGTCATGATCGTCGTCGGAGTGGTTGTCATGACCATCCTGCTGTGTTTGGGTGTCGCTGCCGCGGCGGCGTTTGTGATTCGGTTTATATTTTGAAATTGACCATTGAAAGCCACTATTCGTTTGTGGTATAGTATAGGCTGACCGAAGCGGGCACGAGAAATCGCGCTCGCTTTGGCTTTGCAGGAACAGAGCCTCCTTCGTGGAGGCGGGAACGTACGCGCGGTGCTCTTCACGGCCGCGCGGCCTCCTGCGCTGGCGGGTGGCGCGGAGGGACCCGGGAGAGGGACGGGGTGCCCTATCGGCGCTCCGCGCCACTTCCCCATTGAGATGGGGAGCCCTATCGCCCCTTCGGGGCACTTCCCCACTGCGGTGGGGAAGCTAAGGAAGTCAAGGAAGAAGCTGAGGAAGCCAAGGAAGAAGTCAAGGGAGGTGTCGCGGCTTGTGGGCAAGAAGCGGATCGACTGGGCCGCGATACAGGCCGAGTACATCGGCGGGAATATCGGGCAGCTAAAGATCGCGAAGAAATACGGCGTGGCAAAGACGACGCTGCAGCGGAGGGCCGCGGCGGACGGATGGTATCAGCAGAAGCTGAAGGCGAGAGCCGAAGCGGGGATAAAAGCGGTGCAGAAAACCGCCGAGGCCGCCTCAGACAACGCGCTGGTGGCGGCCAGGATCAAGGCGAAGCTGCTGGACCGGCTGGAGAAGCTGACCGACGTGGTTCTGATGGCGACGGAGGAGCGGAGCTATGACGGCGATCAGCTGGTGGCGATTAACCGGCTGCGGGACCTGACGGCGGCGTACAAGGATCTGACCGGGGATATGCCGAAGGCGGAGGCGCCGGCGAACGAGCTGCTTCAGTCGCTGCTCGACCTTGAAAGAGGTGCAAGCGGTGATTGAGTGGGGAAGAAAACAAAGGCAAATCATCATGGCCCCGTTCGATCACACGCTGGACTGGCTGGAGGGAACGCCCCGAAGCGGCAAGACGACCGCGGGGACGATGCGCTTCGCCCGGCACCTGATCAAGAGCCGGGACACGAATCACCTGGTCACGGCGTACAGCGCGGAGCAGGCCTACCGGCTGATCATGGACGGCGACGGCATGGGCCTGATGCACATATTCAAGGGCAGCTGCCGGACCAGCCACGACGACAGCGGCGCGCATCTGCTGATCAATCTTCCGGACGGCGAGCGCAAGGTGTACTGGAAGGGCGGCGGCAAGGCTGACAGCCACAAGGCCATCACGGGCATGAGCCTGGGCAGCGTGTACTTCTGCGAGATCAACCTGCTGCACGAGACGATGATTCAGGAGTGCCTGCGCCGGACCTACGCGGCGCGGGACCGGTGGCACATCGCGGATCTGAACCCGCCGAGCCCCGGAGATCCGGTGATCAAAAACGTGCTGGAGGTGCAGCACTGCCGGTTCTTGCACTGGCGGTGTATGGACAACCCGGTATTGACGCCGGAGCGCCTCACGGAGATCGAGACGGCCTGCAAAAAGAGCCCGTTTCTGTATAAGCGGGACTGGCTGGGCGAGCGGTGCATTCCGGAGGGCGTCATCTACTGGATGTTTAACCCGGAGAAGCACATATTGGCCCGGCTGCCGGAGGGGTTCACGCCTCAGGAGGCGTTTGTGGCCGGCGACGGCGGCACGACCGACGCGACGAGCATCGGCTTTTATATCGCCGGGTACTTCGGGGACCGGTACGGGCCGAAGGACTACAGGCTGTACCGCGTCGGGAACTGGCGCTATGACGGCGGCCAGATGGCCATGAGCGACCAGGCGAAGCACATCGTCGGTGAGTTTTTGCCGTATATGCGGCAGAAGTACAGGATGCGGGAAAACGCGATCTACATCGACCCGGCGTGCAAGGCGCTGCGGTTGGAGATCGAGAAGCTGGGCTGCCTGACCAACGGCGCGGACAACAACGGCCACGACGTGAAGGGCGGCAGCAAGGGTTTGAAGGTGGGCGTGGAGATGCTGCAGAGCGGCATCAACGACGGGCGATTCTTCCTGGTGGAGGACGAGCGCTACGGAACGGAGGCCTTTGTGAAGGAGGCCGGGCTGTACTGCGCGGACGACAGGGGGCAGCCCGTGGACGCCTACAACCACAGCATGGACGAAGCGCGATACGCCTACAATCACTTTGCGAAGGCGTTCGGGCTATGGGGAATGTAAGGCGGTGAGCCGGTGAAGCTGTTTGACAGAATACGGAGCAGGATCAGGAACGGGGTGAACAGGATGGCGGAGGGCGTTGGCGCCTTCAAGAAGGACGTTTTCGAGCTGGACGGCGTGCCCGCTTTCCGGGAATACTACACGCTGTTCATATTCGCCTGGCAGGCGATCTATAAGGGCTTCTACAAGGCCTGGCACGAGGTGCCGATGAAGACCCTGAACGACCCGAAGGGCAAGAAGCGCACGATGGCGACGATGAACGCCGGGAAGATCGCCTGCGCGCAGATGGCGCGGTACGTGTGGAACGAGCGCTGCACGATCACGGCCTCCAGCGCCGGTCATGACCCGGAGAGCAAGGAACCCGACCCGCTGGACGAGTTTCTTCAGAGCGTGCTGGACGAAAACCGCTTCGGCGCGGCCTTCGGCGACCTGCTGGAGAAGAGCATGGCGCTGGGCGGCGGCGCGCTGAAGGAGTGGGTGGAGATCCCGAAGGATGAGAACGGGAACGACACCGGCGAGGGCAGGATCAGGATCAGCTATCACATGGCGCCGCAGTTCGTGCCGACGACCTGGGACAACAGCAGGGTGAAGAGCGCGATTTTCCTGAGCCGCGAAGCGCGGGACGGGTATTACTACACTGTGGTCGAGTGGCACAAGTGGGACGGCGAGACCTACCGGGTGACGAACGACCTGTACCGGATGCCGATCAAGGAGGTCGCGGAGCCGCAGAACATCCTCGGATGGTGGTATCCGCTGGAGCTGATCTATCCGCTGCTCTCCCCGGCGACGGAGATCCCCGACGCCAGCACGACTTATTTCCAGTACGTGCGGCCCTTCGGCGCGAACTACGCCGACGACAACAGCCCGCTGGGCATGAGCATATTCGCCCCGGCTATGAACACGCTGCACAGCATCGACATCATGTTCGACAGCCTGCAGCGGGAGTTTGTGCTTGGAAAGAAGCGGATCATCGCCCCGGCGCGGGCCATGCACTCGGCGGTGCTGAACAACGGCGGCACGCCCCAGAAGTACTTCGACGCGGACGACGAGGTGTGGGAGGCGCTGGCCACCGACAACCCGGAGGACCTGAAGATCTACGACAACAGCGTGGAGCTGCGCGTGGAGCCGCACATCCAGGGCATCAACGGCGAGCTGTCGATCCTGTGCAGCCAGATCGGCTTCGACCCTGGCACGCTGGCCTTTGACCAGCAGCGGGGCATGAAGACGGCCACCGAGGTCATCAGTGAGAACAGCAAGACCTTCGGTACCGTGCAAGCCCACGAGAACAACGCCAGGGACGCGCTGACCGGCATGGTGGACGCCATCTTCGACCTGGCGGAGCGGTACGGCCTGACCTGGAAGGGCACGCCCGTGGCGCAGCTGATCGCCGGCGGCTACAGCGTGGCGGTCAACTTCGACGATTCAATCATCCAGGACAAGGAGGCCAACGTGAACCGGGGCGTGATGCTGGTGGGCGCGGACCTGATGAGCAAGGAGAAGTTCATGGTGGACGTGTTGGGCTACACGCCGGAGGACGCCCAGGCGGAGATCGCGAAGATCAACGCCGAGAAGCAGGCCAACGCCAGCACGAACGTGCGGCTGTTCGGGGAGGAAGTATGAGGGATCACAAAGTGCTGATCGCGGTGCCGGCGCTGGACACGATGCCGACGCTGACGACCTACAGTATGCTGAACATGAAGCGCGATTGCCCGTCGCGCTTTTCGTTTATCGTGAGGGCGAGCTGCCACGACGCCAGGAACATGCTGGCGCGGGAGGCCATCGACAGCGACGCGGACAGGGTGCTGTGGATTGATTCGGACATGGTATTCGGCGACGACCTCATGCTGCGGCTGGGCGCGGACCTGGACGAAGGATGGGACATGGTCGGGGGCATCTACTTCCGGCGGGAGATACCCACGTCGCCGCTGGTGTACAGGATGATCGACGGGGAGACGGGCAAGGCGGAGGTCTTGAAGGATTATCCGAGGGACCAGCTGTTCCAGTGCGCGGGCTTCGGCTTCGGCGCGGTGATGATGACGACGGAACTCCTGAAGCGGGTGGGCGACTACGCCTTCACGCCGATGAGCCATCTGAGCGAGGACCTGAGCTTCTGCGCGCGGGCCTGGGAGGCCGGGGCGCGGATCGCCTGCGACAGCCGGGTGAAGGTCGGGCACGTGGGGCAGATCGTGATCGGGGAGCAGCTGTACCGGAGGCCGGAGGAGTGACGGGGTGCCCTATCGCCCCCTTCGGGGCACTTCTCCGGGGTCTGTCGACCCATTCTCGCTGAAAACAGCGCACTGTGCTGTTTTCCGGGCGCTCGAATCCACTGCGGTGGGGAAGCTGAGGGGGTGAGTGAGTGCCTGATCTTGATTTTCTGGACGTGCTGGGCGAGGAGATGGGGCGGGTGTATGAGGCCTGCCACGACCGGCTGCTGGTGAACCTGGCGCGGCACTTCATGTTCCTGAAGCCCGGGGAAGAGCCCGGAGGTGCGTTCATGTACCAGGCGCAGAAGCTGGCCGAGTTCGGCCAGGTGAACCGCGAGAGCATCAGTATTATTCAGGAGATGCTCGAAGGCGCGGACGGCGCGCTGCGGGACTGCCTGGAGGCGGCGATCGTGGACGCGCTGGAGGACGTGGAGCCGGAACTGAGGAAGGCCGCCAAGGCCGGGGAGCTGCCGGAGGCGCCGGGGGAGGTTGACCCGCGGACGTCGGCGGCGTTTACCGAGTATTACCGGCAGAGTGCGGACAAGCTGAACCTGGTGAACACGGTGATGTTGGAGAGCACCGGGAACGCCTACCGGGAGACGGTGAGCGACATCGTGAACCGGATGCAGCGGATCCAGCAGGAAGTGGACGCGGCTACCGGAAAGGTGGTCACCGGCGTCGAGAGCTTCAACAATGCCCTGCAGCAGGCAGTGCAGCGGATGGCGGCCAACGGGATCACGGGCTTCATCGATCACGGCGGGCACCGCTGGGCGCCGGAGACGTATGTGGCGATGGACATGCGGACCACTTTCCACAACGTCAGCCGGCAGGCCTTCTGGGACCGGAATGAGGAATACGGTAACGACCTTTACCTTGTGAGCCAGCACCCCGGCGCTCGGCCGCTGTGCTATCCGTGGCAGTGCCATGTGATCAGCAGGATCGACGAGGCGCGGGACGTGCAGGACGGCGCGGGCGGCACGGTGCACGTGTACGCCCAGAGCGAGACGACCTACGGCGAGCCCGCGGGGCTGTTCGGCATCAACTGCGGGCATCACCCGGAATTGTTCATCCCCGGCGCGACAAAGGTGCCGGAAGTGCGGCAGAACGAGGAACAGAACGCGAAGCAGTACGCCGAGAGCCAGAAGCAGCGCGGCCTGGAGCGGCAGTTCCGGAAGGCGCGGCTGGACCTGGACGTGGCGAAGACCCAGGGCGCCGATAAGGCGGAGCTGGACAAGCTGCGGGGCAGGCTGAAGGACGCCGACGCGAAGCTGGACCGGTTCACAAAGGAAACGGGCAGGAAGCGGCGGCGTGAGCGGGAATACGCGCCGATCAACGCGAAGTGGCCGGAGCCGAAGGACGCAAGCCCGACGGCGATCCGGGACGCGCTGAAGGACTATTTTGAGAACGGAGGGGTATAAGTGGCCTGTGAGCACAAGCGCCTGAGATGCACGGATGACGTCTTCTACTGCCTCGACTGTGGGTCAAAGGTCGAGGTAATCGTTGAAGCGGATCACGTGGTCAGCGCCAGCGGCCGGAAGATCGGCTTTGAGGCCGAGAAGCCCAAGCGCAGGGCGAAGAAGGGAGCGACAAAGGAATGATTCGGAACATTGTTGAGAGACAGTTTACCGGTGGGCTGAAGTACATCGAGGCGGCGGGCCTGTCCACCGACACGAAGCCGACCACGGGCATTGTGACCGGCAGCCGGTTTACCGAGGTTGATACTGGCATCCTGTGTATCTTCGACGAGACCACGGGTGCATGGACGGCGCAGAACAGCGGAAACGGCAAAACCAGCATCGCCGGGGCCGTCGTGACGCTGGGGACGGCGCTGAAGTACACCGGCAGCCAGCAGACGCAGGGCGTGGCGTCCGTGGTGCTGGGTGAGACCACGCTGACGGAGAACACCGACTACACGGTGAAGGACAACAAAGCGACCGAGGTCGGCAGCTACACGCTGCATATCGTCGGCAAGGGCAGCTATACCAGCGTCATTGGCAAGGCGTTCACTGTGAGTAAGGGCGACGGCAGCGTGAGCGCGTCGCCTGATACCCTGACGCTGACCGAGGGCGGCGAGGCCGGGACATCCACCCTGACCGTGACCGGCGACGGGACGGTGAGCGTGGAGAGCAGCGCAGAGGCCGTGGCGACGGTCGAGCTTGACGGCACGACGGTGACGGTAACGCCGGTTGCCGATGGCAGCGCTACGGTCACTGTGACGCTGGCCGAGGGCGACAACTACACGGGAGGCACTGACACGATCAGCGTAACCGTGGAGGCTGCCGAGGCGCAGGACGGCTGATGAACGGGGCAACCTTCCGGAAATTCCGGATAGTTGCTTTTTTCATACCAGTAAGAGCCCGCCACGCTGAGCTCCAGGACGCTGGATGACGCGGACCACGGCGGGACCTTTACACCATCAAGCCCGGCGGGGCGTAAAACACGCGGGCGGCCTATCACTCTATCAGGCCGAAAAAAGGAGGAGTTATGGGGAACATTTTCACCAGGAAAGCGCTGAACGAGATCATGGACAACGAGGGACTGACGCCTGAGCAGCGCACTGAGCAGGTGTTCGGCCTGTACGGGCGGGCGCTGGACGATGGTTACATCGCCAAGACGGCAGCCCAGCAGGCCCAGCAGACGGCGCTGGACAACGCCAAAGCCGAATGGGAAAAGGGCATCAAGACGCCCGATCCCAAGGAGAGCGACGCCTATAAGCAGCTGGCGGGGGAGTTCGCGGCCTATAAGGACATGCAGAGCGCCCGCACGAGCGACGCCTACAAGGGCGTGAAGGGCAAGTTCTTCGAGACGGTCTATGGCATGGTGGACCGCAAGGACGGGGCGAAACCCGTCGAGGAGCAGCTCAAGGGCATCCGAGAGCAGTATGAGGAATACTTCGAGGCGGAAGACGCCGGCGGCAGCGGCGGCGGCCAGAAGAACACGCCGCAGTATTCCAGGCAGCCCGGTCATTCCGGCACGAACCCCACGAACGAGGAGGAAAAGCTGTACAAGCAGCTCTCCGAGGCGTGGAAGTAACGAGAAAGGAGTTATAGGTTATGAGCTTCAACAACAACATCAACTATGCGGCCATATTCAACCGCATCCTTGACGAGAAGTTCTACATCATGCCGCGGACGCTGTGGATGGAAAACACGAACCCCGGCATTGAGTGGACGGGCGGCAAGGAAATCAAGATTCCCTACATCGCCATGAACGGCCTGGGCACCATGAACGGCTACAAGGCCCCGGACGGCGACCTGACGCTGGGCTATGAGACCAAACAGCTGCAGTGGTACAGGGGCCGCAACTTCGCCATCGGCCGCTATGACGTGGACGAGACCAACATGACCCTGACCGTCGGCAACGCGCTGCGCGTATTCCTGGCGGAGCACGTGGTCCCCGAGGTCGACCGCCTGCGCATCGCAAGGCTGGCGCAGGCCGCCATCGGCTACGGCTCCACCTGCATCACCTCCCAGGCGTCCTCCGGCATCACGGCGGCGAACATCCTGGGCCTGATCCTGGACGACGTGGCCAAGATCCAGGACAAGATCGGCGAGGGCGAGCAGCTGTACATTCAGATCAGCACCAAGCTGAAGAACCTGCTGGAGCAGTCCAGCCAGATCCAGCGGTATCTGAATGTTCGCGACTTCAGCATCCGCAGCGCGACCCTGCGCATCGAGGCGCTGAACGATCAGTTCCTGATCGGCACGCCCTCCAGCTACATGAACAGCGCGGTGAAGATCAACGACGGCGCGACCTCCGGCCAGACCGTGGGCGGCCTGTCGTTCACGGACCTCGGCCCGAAGGTGAACTGGATCATTGCGGCCCGACCCGTTGGCGACGCGGTGGCGCGTCCGCAGATCACCAAGGTCATCGACCCCGATCTGAACCAGGAAGGCGAGTTCTGGAAGATCATGTTCAGCATCTACCACGGCATGTGGACGATGGACCAGAAGTCCGACGGCGTGCTGGTGAACATGGACAACAACCTGGCGTCCATTACCGTGACCTCCGTTGCGGGCACCGTGGCTGACGGCGATTCCATCATCACCACCACCGCGGCGCTCTCCGACGCCACGAAGCTGATGTGGAAGGCCGCAAACGGCACCGCGCCGAGCGTGACCTACGGCACCGCGCTGACCGCCGCCGACGGCTGGGCCGATCTGCCCGCCTCCGGGCTGGTGAACACCACCAACAGCTATAAGATCACCGTGGCGCTTGTCGCGAATGGCTCCCAGCTGCCGCTGGCCGCCGGCAACACCACCGTGGTCGCCAAGACCTGATTGACTGGGGGCGAGTAACGTGGCGCAGTATCTGACCTACGCACAGTACACCGCCTGGGGCGGGACGCTTACTGAAGCGGCGTTCAATCTGGCCGAGATCAGGGCGCGGGCGCGGATCGACGCGATGACGCAGGGGCGCGTAGCCCGGATGGCGGCAGTGCCGGAGCAGGTGCAGGCCGCCATGATGGACTGCATCACGGTCGACCAGACCTACAGCGCCGCCGCGCAGGCCGCTGCGCCCGTCGCCGCCTCCTTTACCACTGACGGCTACAGCGAGAGCTACGGCAGCGCGGAGAACCGCACGGCGGCCATTGAGAAGCAGCTGACGGCATCCATATTGACGCTGCTGGACGGGATCACCGACGACGACGGCGTGCCGCTGCTTTACGCGGGGGTGCCGGTACTCGACCCGTGGATCGGGGGGCTGATACCGTGACGGTAAACACCTCACCCGGCGCTTCGCGCCACCTTCCCCTCAAGGGGAAGGCTTTTGGGAGGCGATCCTGTTGAAGCTGTGTAACGATACCATCACCGTGTTCAATGCGCGGGTAGACCCTGACGTGGGCGGCAACGTGTGGACGCCGACGGTCATCACCGGCGCGAGCTGGTACATGACCGACGCGAGCACCATAGACGCCAGCAAGGGCGGCCTGGTGGCGGCGAGCAAGGTGATCGTTCGGATTCCCGAGGAGGCCGCGCCGGAGGGCTTCGGCCTGAAGGCCGGCGACATCATCGTGAAGGGCGCGGTGCCTTTGACCGAGACCGTCACCGTAAACGGCGTCAGCAGCACCGTGGCGATCAACTGGACGCCCACGAAGCTGAAGAAGGCCTGGGCCGAGGACTGCGCGACTGTGCTGGGCGTGACCGACAACCGGCGCGCACCGAACGCGCCGCACTGGCGGGTGACGGCCACATGATTACGATACATGCGCGGATTGATCTGTCGAAGGGAGACTTCACCGATCTGGACGCGCTGCTGGAAAAGGTCGGGCTGAACAAGGGCGGGCGCGTGCAATACGCGATTGACAAGACAGTGATCGACTACAGCACGCCCTACGTCCCGGCAAGCCCTGACCGAACGCTGGAGTTTTCGGCTGAGATCGCGACGGAACTCGGCAGCGGCGAGGTGATCTGGGACACGCCCTACGCGCGTTACCAGTATTACGGGTTTGTCATGACGGATGAGGCGGGTCGGACCTGGGTTGGCCCAGGCGAGAAGAAGCCCATTGTGACCGACAGACCTTTGACATACGACACCAGCCAGAACCCGATGGCGGGCGCGTACTGGTTCGAGCGCATGAAGGCCGACCGACTGAACGACATACTCGACGAGGCGCGCCGCGTGGCGATACAGGGGGAGTGACGACATGCCGGAGACACCCATCAACAATACCGCGTCGATGCGGACCTGGCTGCGGAGCTGCCCCGAGATCGAGCGCGCGCGCGCGTTCGGCGCGGACTATCTGGCCGACGACGAGAGCTATTCGCTGGACGTGACGCCCACGGCGCTGAAGTACCGGGAGAACATCCTGGGCGACTATGTGCTGAGGGAGACGCAGGAGCAGAACTTCGTGTTCGCCAGCCGCGAGCCCTACGGGGCGGAGTTCCAGCAGAACCTTGACAACCTGGCGTTTTTTCAGGCGGTGGCCGCGTGGATCATCGAGCAGAACAACGCGAGGAACTTTCCCGACTGGGAGGGCGGCGAGGTGACGGCCATCGTGCCGACGCTGAGCGCCTACCCGATCAGAATGGGCAGCGCCTACGCGCGCTACCAGATACAGATCAAGGTCACTTACAGGGTGGCAGGACAGTGACACCTCATCCGCCTGCTGCGCAGGCACCTTCCCCTTGAGGGGAAGGCTTTTGGGGAGACAACGAAAAGGAGAGTGAGAGATTATGTCCGAAGTGCAGAAGATGCAGCGGAAGTATTTCCAGAATTTCGTGGATACCACGATGAACGGCACCACGCCCAGCTACTACCGGCTCGGCAAGGACCTGGAGGAGTTCAACATCGAGATGAACCCCGACACCGAGACCGGCAAGAACATCCTGGGCGAGACCACGTTCACCCATAACGGTTATGAGATCAGCGCCAGCGCCGAGCCGTTCTACGCCCGCGAGGGCGACGACCTGTTCGCGGCGCTGCAGAACATCATCGACACCGGCGCACAGTATGACGGCTGCGCTACCACCATCGTCGAGGTGCACCTGTGGGATGAGGGCACGACCACCGGAACCTTCAAGGCCTACAGGCAGCCGTGCTATCTGGTGCCGCAGAGCTACGGCGGCGACACCAGCGGCTATCAGATCCCGTTCGACGTGAATTACGTCGGCGAGAAGAAGAGCGGCTACTTCACCCCGGACGGCAACGGCGGCGGCACGTTCGCTCCGGACGCCTGATGATCGACGGGGCGGGGATTTGCTCCCCGCCCCATTTTTGCATAGGAGGAGAAAGCCATGGCGGAAAACGTGAAGAAGAATATGAGTTTTGCGATCACCGTGGACGACGGCAGCCGCCGCGTCCCGATACTGAATACAGACGGGGAGGAGATCGGCGCGTTCCGGTTTCACCCGACGGACCTGGGAATCATCGAGCGCTACAACCGGCTGGCGGACAAGTTTGATGCCATCACAGAGCCCCTGGAGGCGCTGAGCATCGGCGGAAACGGCGACGCGGACCTGACAGACCCGAAGCTGGTCGAGGCGCTGGGAGAGGCCGAGAAGCGGCTGAACGAGGCCGTGAACGAGCTGTTCGGCAGCGAGGACGCCGCGGCGGCGTTCTTCGGGAAGATGCACCCGTTCAGCCCCGTGAACGGCGATTTCTACGCGCTGCAGGTGCTGCAGCGGGTGGGCGAGTTCATCGGCGGGCAGTTCGACACCGAGACGAAGGCCATGAGCAAGAAGGCCAGGAAGTATCTGAAGTAGGGGGAGCGCCCCACCACCGCTGAGGCGGTCCCCCTCCCCATTGAGATGGGGAGGCAAGGGAGGGAACGGCGTATGATTTTTGATCTGCCGACGGCGCTGGAGTTCGGCGGGCGTGAGTGGGCCATCAATACGGATTACCGGGATGTGCTGCGCACGCTGACGGCCTTTGAGGATCCGAACCTGACGGAGGAGGAGAAGGCGTATATCTGCCTGCATAACACCTATCCGGATCTCAAAGAGATTCCACAGGAGCTGATGCAGGCCGCTTTTGACGCCGCGATCGCGTTTATTGACCACGGCAGCCCTGACGACGGGCCGAGCCCGCGGACGATGGACTGGACGCAGGACGCGCCGCTGATCTTCCCGGCGGTGAACCGCGTGGCGGGGTTTGAGGTGCGCAGCGCGGAGTATATCCACTGGTGGACCTTTATCGGGTATTTTTTGGAGATCAAAAACAGCACCTACGCGACCGTGCTGAGTTTGCGCGGCAAGCGGGCGCGGGGGAAGAAGCTGGAGAAGGACGAGAAGGAATTCTGGAAGATCAACCGGGGGATCTGCGAGCTGAAAACCCGGTACACAGACGAAGAGCTGGACGAGCAGGAAAGACTAAAACGTATCATAGGCGGCGAGCGCTCGTAAAACAGCGCAGTGCGCTGTTTTAAGCGAGGCGGGGCCGGAAGGCCCGAGGAGGGTGATAGCATGGCGGCAGGCGTGGTTGACGGCGCGATTATCGTCGATACCGGCATCAAAACGGACAAGGCGAAGGTAGGCGCGAAGGACTTTATCAATATGGTCGAGCAGATGGCCGGCGCGGTCAACAAGGTCGGTCAGCAGATGTCCGGCAGCGTGAACGGCTACATCCAGGCCATGAACCGGGCGCGGTCCGCTGCAAAGGCCCTGACGGGAGATCAGGCCGCAATCGCGAAGGAGATCCTGTCGACCACGAGCGCGCTGAAGAAGCTGGAGGAGCGGCAGGAGCTTGCCCAGCGGAAGTGGGAAGCGGCCCGTGAAGACGCCATCGCAAAGGCTTCGGAAGAGTTCACAAGGAACAACGCCGGGGCGGAGCTGCTGCCGTGGGAGAACGAGGAACAGGCTGCTGAGCAGTTCGCCGAGGATATGCAGGCGGTCATTAACGACGTGATCGAGAAATTCGGCAGCTTTGAGGACACCGCTGCCTTCAGGAACATGAGCGCGGAGGTTGAGTTCCTGACCGATAAGCTGGAAAACCTGAAGGCCATGCTGGCCGAGGCGCAGCAGCAGCCCGCGGGGGATTCCGGCGACGGCATGGCCGAAGGGTCGAAGGAAGCGGCGGAGAACACCCGGGAGGTCGCCGAGAACACCCGCGAGGCGGGGACGGCGGCGAACGCTGCCAGCAGCGCGTTTCAGGCGTTCGGCTCGGTGGTGGGACGGGCCGCGAGCGGCTTTGTGCACCTGGCCGGTTCCGCGGCGCGGGCCGGCGCTTCGATCGTCAGGATCGCCGGGGGCGGGGCGCTGTCCTTCCTTCGGAAGCTGGCGGAGGGCGCGAGGAACGCCGCGATCCAGCTTGCCAAGCTGAGCGGGCGGGCCATCAGCGGCGGCTTCAAGACGCTGGGGCAGGGCATACTGGCCGCGGGCAAGTGGATGCTGGGGCTGAAGAGTTCTACGCAGCAGGCGAACGGCGGATTCAAGCGGGGCCTGATGACGATACTGAAGTACGGCCTCGGCATCCGCAGCCTGTACTTCCTGTTCCGCAAGCTGCGCACGGCCATCACCGAGAGCTTCACGGAGCTGGCAAAGCACGACAGCAGGACGAACAATTCCATCAACAGCCTGAAGACGGCGCTGGCGGGCCTGAAGGGCAGCCTCGCCACGGCGTTTGCGCCGATCTTCAATGCGGTGGCGCCGGCGCTGACCTATCTGATCAACATGCTGACAGCGGCCATCAACGCTATCGGCGCGTTCATGGCGGCGCTGACGGGACAGAGCACCTATCAGAAGGCCGTGGCCGGGCTGGAGGCGGCCGGCGGAGCCGCGGGCGGCGCGGGCGACGCGGCCAGCGACGCGGCGGACGACTACAAGGAGCTGAAGCGCGAGCTGGCGGGATTCGACGACCTGGACATACTGGGCAGCAAGGACAGCAGCTCCGGCAGCGGCAGCTCCGGCGGTGGCGGCGGTGGCGGAGGCGGGGCCGGCGGCGGCTTCACCTACGAGACCGAGGAGATCGCCAGCGGCATCACCGACTTCATCGGCAAGCTGAAGGAGATGTGGGAAAACGCCGACTATGAGGGCATCGGCCGGGCCATCGCGGACTGCATCAACAGCGCCTTCACGAAGGCGAGGGACCTGATCAGCTGGGACAATCTGGGCGATACGATCACCGAGGCCGTGAACGCCATCACCGGGATCTTCAACGGCCTGGTGGACGGCATCGACTGGACGCTGATCGGCGAGACCTTCGGCGAGGGCATCAACACCATCATCCGCACGGTGAACCTGCTGCTGACCGGCATCAACTGGGAGAACCTGGGCAAGGGCTTTGCCAACGGCCTGAACGGGCTGGTGGACACGGTGAGCTGGAGCGAGCTGGGCCAGCTGTTCGCGAACAAGCTGAACGCGCTGATCAGCACGATCAAGGGCGTGGTGAGCAACTTCAACTGGGGCAACGCCGGGGCGGCGTTCGCCACGACGGTGAACAGCCTGATGGATGGCATAAACTGGGACAACCTGAAGGAAACCGCGGTAGGAGCTATCAACGGCCTGCTGGCTTCCATGAGGATAGCGGTCAGAGAATTCAGTTGGAAGGATGCCGCCCAGCATCTGGTTGACTTGGCCAATGGCCTGCTTGATGGTATTGAATGGGACGATTTGAAGGAAACCGCGGTAGGCGCGATCAATGGGCTGCTGGCCTCCATGCGACTGGCTGTCAGGGAATTCAGCTGGAAAGACGCAGCCCAGCATCTGGTTGATTTGGCCAATGGCCTGCTTGATGGTATTGAATGGGATGACCTTGTCGCGACAGCGTCGGACGGCCTCAATCAGATCATAGCCTCCATGAGAATCATCGTAAGAGGTTTTAGCTGGGACACCGCCGGGACCACATTCGCAAACATGGTCAACAGCCTGTTCTCGGGAGACACGCGGGTTAATTGGACGGCGCTGGGCGAGACGGCCGCCGCGGCCATCGGCGGGCCCCTGGAGACGATCAGGAGCGCCGTCAGCACGTTCAGCTTTGGGGATGCGGCGAAGGCCTTTGCCGACACGGTCAACGGCTTCTTCAGCAACGAGAAGCTTTGGGCGGACGCCGGAACAATTGTCTCGGATAGCATCAAGGGGCTGTTCACCTGGGGCGCTGATTTCCTGAGCAATCTGGACACTGACAAGATTTCCAACGACATCAAGGTGTTCATGAGCAAGCTGGACTGGCCCGGGATCGCAAAAGCGATATGGGGCTTCCTAAAGGCTGCGCTTCAGGCGTTGGGTGATTTGGCGGTGGACCTGCTATCTCCTATTCAAGAGGATCTTGAAAATTATACACCAGTACCAAACCCATATACTGGTGAGATTATGTGGGTATCCATTCCTCCCGAAGGTATGCACATAGAAGGGGATCACTGGGAACTGGACGAACCGGCAGAAGGCGATGTCGATTTGGATGTCCCACCCGACGCCGGCGATAAGGTCAAGGGGCTATGGGACAAAATGAAGCCGAGCCTGAAGTCTGACGTAGACCCCGAACTTCCTTCTGATTCCGGGGAAAAGGTCAAGGGGCTTTGGGACAAGACGAAGCCGGAGTTGAAAACCAATGTCGGTTATACCCTTTCTCCAGCGGACAGTAACCAGACCTTGGCCAAGAAGATCGGCACGGCACTGGGCGTTCTGTATACCCTGTCGAGGAAGGATGCTAATCAGACCCTCGCAAACAAGATCGGCACGGCCTTGACCGTGCTGTATACCCTGTCGAGGAAAGATGCCTATCAGACCCTCGCAAACAAGATCGGCACGGCACTGGGCGTTCTGTACACACTGGGCAGAAAGGACGCCAATCAGACACTCGCAAACAAGATCGGAACGGCGCTGAGCGTTCTGTATACTCTGTCGAGGAAGGATGCCAACCAAACCCTTGCGAACAAGATCGGAACGGCTTTGGGCGTTCTGTATACCCTGTCGAGGAAGGACGCCAACCAGACCCTCGCCAAGAAGATCGGCACAGCGCTGAGCGTCGCGTACACGTTATCAAAGTCGGACAAAAACCAAACCCTTACCAGCAAGATCGGCACGGCGCTGAGCGTCGCGTATTCGCTGCACCCGAGTGACAAAAAGCAGACGCTTGCGAGCAAGATCGGCACGTCGCTGAGCGTCGCCGTGTCATTGTCAACATCGAATCTGAAAAAGTGGGTAAGCAGCATTACCTCCTCGATTAACAACGCGCTCAAGAATATCACAGGCAAGGCCGGCGGCGGCGCGATCACGAACAGCGGACGCGAGATCGACTTCGCCTCGGGCGGCGTCATCCGCGGCGGCCTTGCGCGGTACCTTGGCAGTGTGCCCCACTATGCCGGCGGCACGACCCGGGCCCACGGCACGGTGTTCGTGGCCGGAGAGAGCGGACCGGAGATCATGGGCCACATCAACGGGCGCACCGAGATACTGAACAAGAGCCAGCTGGCCCAGGCCATCTACAGCGCGGTCGTCTCCGGCATGGGGCAGGCCGTGAACGCCCTTGGGACCTTCCTGGCGGGGCAGATGGCGGCGTGCACCAACGCGATCACGGGGACCATCGGCAACCTGAGCGCGATCCGCTCGCTGGAATACCACGCGCCGGTGATGGCCACGGGCAGCGTGATGCCCTACGAGGTATCGGCGCAGATCGCGAAAACCGGCGAGGACATTCAGAACACGCTGAACAGCAACAACGAGGATCTGATCCAGACCATCGTGTCGGTGGCCGGGCAGATCGTGGCGGCGGTGCAGGCCTCCGGCCGGAGCAACACGGAAAGCGCCGGACCGGGCGGGCTGACCGTTCAGCAGGTGATCCGGCAGATCAACCAGAGGACGCAGATGTTCGGCGGCTCGCCGCTGCTGGACTGAGGAGGGACGAGGCATGTCGACGCCTGTAAAACCCGTATTGATCATCAATTCCCACGACTACGCGAAGTATGTGGAGGAGTTGAGCATATCCCGAAACGACCTGGACGCTGACGGCAGCGGTCGCGACGTGCAGACGGGCCTGATGTACCGCACGCGGGTCGCCAGCAAGATGAAGGTGGAGGTGAAGCTGCTGTGGCTCCAGCAGGACATGATGCAGCAGCTGGCCTCCGACATCTCGGGCACTTACTACAGCGCCACGGTGGTGGACCCCGCCACCGGGGCGCAGGTTACCAAGAGCTTTTACACGTCCACGGTGCCCTTCGGGGCGCAGCGCTACAACAAGGAGACCGGCGCGCCGTACTACGACGGCGTGACCTTCAGCATGACGGAGAGGTGAGGACGGATGCAGACGACGAGCGCGACATGGAAGGCGCTGTACGCGGCGGGGGCCCCGATGGAGGCCAGGGTGGAGATCGGCGGCACGGTGTACGCCGAGACCTCGGCGCCGGTCATCAGCCGGGCGGCGATGCAGGACAGCCTTTCCGTCGGCAACGTGGTGAGCGCGGCGCTGCTGCTGTCCGTGCGCACGGGCGCGACCATCGCCAGGTCCGCGGAGGTTGAGATCTCCGTGCGGCTGAACGACGGGGAGACGGCCTCCGAGTGGCTGCCCGCGGGCACGTTCTACATCTCCCGCCGGGCGCGCGACCCGGTGTCCGGCCTGTTGGCGCTGGAGTGCTATGACGCGCTGCTGAAGGCCAACGCGGTGTGGACGCCCTCCAGCGGCACATGGCCGCGGAGCATGTCCAGCGTGGTGACGGAGTTCCTGACGCTGCTGGGCGTCAGCCTGGACAGCCGGACGGCGATCCCCTCCGGCGCGGCCTTTGTGGTCAGCGAGCCCGCGGAAGGCACGACCATCCGGGACGTGCTGGGCATGATCGGCCAGGCGGGCGGCGGGAACTGGATCATCACGCCGGAGAACAGGCTGCGGCTGGTGCCGCTGGTGTCGGCATCCGGAGCGGCGGCGGCCGAGGACGACGCGGTGGACGTGGCCGGCGTCGTCGGGAACATCGACGTGAGCGGCGGCGGCACGATCACGGGCATCCGCGACACCTGGGAGGACGAGGTGACTCTGACGGGCACGGACGGCGGGATCGTGGTGGACGTGAGCCTTCCGCCGTTGACGGCCGCGGAGATGTCGGACGCGCTGCTGGGGCAGGGCTATCAGGCCTACAGCCTGACGGGGGCCGTCTACGACCCGGCGGCGGAGCTGGGGGACTATGTGCGCGCCGGGGTCAACGGGGAGATCGCCTCGGTGCTGTACAGCGAGCGCGTGACCCTGGGACCGGCTTTCCGGGGGGACATAGGCGCGCCGGAGGCCGGGGAGCTGTCGGACGAGTACCCCTACATCGGCGCGAACGCGAGGACGCTGGCGCTGGCGCGGGCCAGCGTGCGGGAGGCCGTCGAGACGCTGGACGATGAGCTGGATCAGCAGGAGATATTCAACCGCCTGACGGACAATGGCGCGGCGCAGGGGTTGGTGCTGTACAACGGGCAGCTATATATCAATGCCAGTTACATCAACGCCGGAGAAATCAATGCAGCTATTATAAGGATTAATAACCTTACTGCGGATGATATTCAATCTGGTATTATTCATAGCGCAGATTACAGAACTGTGGATATTCCAATGATTTTTCCGGAAAGCACATTGTTTCCAGGCGACAGCGTGTGGCCGAATTATGGAGAGCGTGTTATCAGTGGATTTGCAATAGACTTTGGAACTGGTCAGATATATGGAGGCTTTTACTCGGAACAAATTACCGACTTACAATCCAGGGTTTTAGCACTTGAAACCGCGCTGGTATATCCCAAAAGCGCATCATGAAAAAGAAAGGGTGATAGATAGTGGCATATGCACCGTATTATCCGGGTGGGTGGCAATCTGGACAGGAAGGAGGCACACCCATTACGCCCGCTGCGCTGAATAACATGGAAAGCGGTATAAGCGGCGCTGTAGCGAAAACCGGCGACACGATGACGGGGCCTTTGCTCCTGCAATTTTCAACGCCTGAACTCCGTTTTTTGGATGGGAGCGGGGATTATGTAACCGGGCGAATATACAACCCCGAGGCCGCTGCTGGCGGGTATAGGCTGGCGCTGGTGGTCCGAAAAACGGCCAGCAATTCTGCCAGCGAAGTCTATTTTACGCCGAACGCAACAGCGACATCCGGCACGGAATATTATTACCTGCTGACGACAAAAGAGCCGGTGACAATCGGACAGGGCGGCACAGGTCAGACGGGCGTGTCAAGGACCACGACGCCAAGCGCGATTCTGACGGCGAACAACGGCTTTACTGTAAATCTCGCTACACTGTCTGTATGGGGCAAAGTAGCGACACTGTACGCCGAGATAACCAGCGCGAACGCGATTAGTTCATCGACATTTACAGCCTGTGCGCAGTTGAAAAGCGAAGCGGGCTATCCTTCGACCTATATCGTGACTACGACCTACAAGAGCGAGTATCACATAAGCATTACCGAAAGCGGCGTTATCAGAGTGCGCGGCACGGTCAATGCGAGCGAAGTCATCTATATCTCCGCAACCTACATCATCGCATAAGGAGGAAACAACCATGCAGAGGGATATTTACGAGGTCTACGCAAAGGTCGTGGACGCAAACGGAAACTACAACACGCTGTCCGGCTATCCGAAGGTGTTCGACAGCAAGCTCTATGACAACGATGTGGAGAAGGCGAAAAATCGGGCTTACGGCGAGTATCACACCGTACTCGGCACAATGTACCCCCGCGACGACCGGCAGCTTCAGATCGCCATGATTATTTACGCGAACACCGGCTATCAGATCGAGATGGCGCGGATTGGGGAGATGGCCGAACTGCCCGAGCCGAATGAGGAATAAGGAGGGAAGGGCATGGCCACGGATTACAAGAAGTACATACTGAGCAACGGCACGCATTACATCAGCAACAGCGGCAGCGATGAAAACGGCGAATATCATGGCGGCAAGGCCGGGGACCAGACCGGCAAGGAATGGCGGCTGCGCTCTTTCTACGAACGGCCATGGAATTATGTGCTCAGGTGGCCCGACCAGAACGTGGGCACGCTGATCGCCCAGCTGGGAATCGACGCGGCGCTCAATGACAAAGTGGGCTATGACCAGTACCAGCGGAACACTTACTGGGAGCAGCTGAAAAAGGTCGGATATTACCCGGCGAAGATCAAGACGGCGTGCGAGGAGGATTGTACCGCCGGCGTGAACGCAAACGTCCATGCTGCGGGATGGCTCCTCGACATCCCCGCGCTGAGGAAAATTCAGGAGACCGGCGTCCGCTCCGGGAACATGCGCAAGCTGTACAAGGCGGCGGGCTTCATGGTACTGACCGACAAGAAGCTGCTGACATCCGGCGACTACCTGCTACCGGGTGACATACTGCTCTACGAGAATCACCACGCGGCGACGAATGTCACCTGCGGAAAGAAGGTGCGCGACAGCTATACCTATCACGACGTGATCGCAGACCCGGACAAGTACAAGCCCGCGCCCACCCCGACGCCGACACCGTCCAAGCTGGGCGACCGCGTGCTGAGGTACGGCGACAGCGGCGAGGACGTGAAGGAGCTTCAGCAGGACCTCATGAAGCTGGGCTATGACCTGCCCGAATACGGCGCGGACGGCGACTTCGGCAGCGAGACCGAGCGGGCCGTGAAGCACTTTCAGCAGGAGCACAAGCTCCCCGAGGACGGCGTCATGGATGATGAGGACTATGACGCGCTGTTCGCGGCGCTGGAGGCCATCGCGACGGTGGTCGAGATCACCGGCAACAGCGTGAACGTAAGGAGCGCTCCGAACACTGACAGCGCCATTCTCGGCGTCGTCCACGCGGGCGACCGGCTGCCCTATCAGGGCGTGAAAAAGGCCGTGGAGGGGCGGGACTGGTACCTTGTGGAGTATGAGAACCAGAATGGCTGGGTGTCCAGCAAGTACGCGAAACTGACCGACAGCGGGGGCCGGGGGACAACGATCGTAGACATCAGCCACTTTCAGCCCTCGGACATCGACTACGACGCTCTGATCGCCGACACCGCGCTGATCATCCTTCAGGCGGGCTACAGGAAAAAGTCAGATGAGAGCGCCATCGAGATTGACCCCAAGTTCAAAAAGTATGCCAACGCGCTGACCAAGCGGGGCGTTCGCTTCGGTGTGTACTTCTATTCCATCGCGGACACCGAGGCGAAGGCGCGGGAAGAGGCCCGGAAGTTCTGGGAGTACGCCAACGTCTACAAGCCCCTTTGGTGGGCTATGGACGCGGAAGCCTCGAAGATCACGAAGAAGGCCATTGTGGCCTTTGTGGATGAGCTGCGCAAGCTGGGCGCGGTCAAGGTGGGCTGTTATGTGGCGAATCACCGCTATGAGGCTTACGAATACGGCAGCATCGCAAAGAAGATGGACTTCACATGGATTCCGTATTACAAAGAGACCCTGCCCAAGCACCCCTGCGACCTTTGGCAGTTCACAGACAAGGGCCGCGTGAACGGCATCGACGAGGAAGTGGATCTGAGTAAGATCACCGGGCAGGGGCACACGCTGGAGTGGTTCACCTCATGACCGACAGGATTCTGAAATGCCTGTGCATCGTGGTGGCGCTGACCATGCTGCTGTTCATCGCGGTGCTGGGCTTCCGGGCGTGGGCCTATACCTATTGCGACCCGTACCTGATCGACTACGACACGCCGGGCGTCGATATTACAAGCGAGGGGCCGTGATGCTATGGACGTGACAAGGCTGATTCAGGTGAACATCGCGCGGGCCGACCTGCTGATCTGTCGGCTGCTGGCGCTGCCGTGGGGGCGGATCTGTCTGTCGGTGGCGCTTGCGGCGGTGGTGATACGAATTGTGAAGGCGGTGAGGACCATTGAATGAGGAGCAGTATGCGGAGGTCATGGGTGCGCTGCGGGCCAATGACACGGAACACAAGAGTTACAACCGCAGACTGCATGAGCATGACGAGGCGATCAAGGAACTGCAGCAGACGCAGATCCAGCTCGCCAACCTGACCAACGCCGTGAACAACCTGGCCAACGGCATCGGCGAGGTCAAGACCGCCGTGCAGAGCGTGGACAAGCGCGTCGCCGATCTTGAAAGAGAGCCCGGCGACAAATGGAAGAAGGCCACATGGAAGGTGATCGAGCTGCTGCTCGCCGCCGCCGTGGGCTTTTTCATATCCTACATGAGCAAGGGAGTGTGAAGAATGAGAGACTGGGGCAAGTGGTTCAAGGCCGCCGGCGTGCGGGCCATCAAGACTGTGGCGCAGACCGCGGTGGCAACGATCGGGACCAGTGTCGCCATCGGCGACGTGAACTGGATCATGGTGGGCAGCGCGTCGCTGCTGGCGGGGATCCTGAGCCTGCTGACAAGCGTGGCCGGGTTGCCGGAGCTGGATGAGTGATGCAACTTTAATGCAACCCGCGGAAGGCTATAAGCACTGACAAAATACCGTAAAACCGCGTATTTACGGGCATTTTCAGGCAGTTGCAAGCAAGGGAATTTTTTCTTCGGACAGGGGTTCGACCCCCCTCGGCTCCACTTGTAACCCCCGGAAACACGGCGTTTCCGGGGAGTTTTTTATTTTTGGGAGATGGGGGAATGCAACTTTTCTGCAACTTTGGGGGCGAACATATCGTCCAGCTTTTCGGCGGTCTTGGCCATCTGGACCTCGC